TCGACGCGAGCCCCGCCAGCTATGGCGTGATCGACCGGCTGCAATCGCTGGGCCATCGCGTGCTGCCGATCGACTTCGGTGGCAGGCCGAACGCCGAGAAGTACCAGAACAAGCGGGCGGAGATGTGGCACGGCATGGCGCAATGGCTGGAAGCCGGGGGCGCGATACCTGACCGTGCCGACCTCAAGACAGACCTGTGCGCCCCGATGTTCGACTACTCCAACGCCAGCGGAAAGATGGCGCTGGAGTCGAAGGACGACATCAAGAAGCGGATCAACGTCTCGCCGGACCTGGGCGATGCGCTGGCGCTGACGTTCGCTATGCCGGTGGCGCCTGCGGGGATTCGCCCCTCGCAGTGCGCTGGCCACGACTACAACCCCTACGGATGACCGCCATGAAAGATGAAACCTTCGCTGCAATCAGCATTGTGGCAACGATCGCGTTCGGCATCGCTGCGATGTTGGGATTGCTCGCCGCGGCTTTGGTCCTCGGCAGCGGCACCTCGGTGGTGCTGGCGCTGCTGTCCATCGGCGCCAGCTATGTGTCGCAGACGGTTGGCACCTTCGGCGTCTACAACCCGAAGCTGGAGAAGCCCGCCCTGGCGCTGCAGTTGCTCGCGATGGCGCTGTGGCTGGCGGGCCTGGGCCTTCTTTTCTCGGGAGCCTGAGCATGTGCACCGCCAAGAAACCGACCGTGCAGCGCAGCGCGCCGCCGCCGATGAGCATCCCGACCACGGTGGACGAGAACGTGCAGAACGCGGGCAAGCGCGAGCGCCGGCGCGCCGCGTCGGCCTACGGGCGGGAGTCCACCATCCTCGGCATGCAGGGCGGCGGCGGCCTGGCCGCGGTCTCGCCCACGACGCAGCAGAAAAACCTCCTGGGCATGTGACCCGATGAACGTCCATCCCTTGACCGCCGCCATTCGACTGGCGCTGTGGAGGCTTCGCCGTGGGTGATGGTTCCATGATCCCAAACGAGACCGCGCGCGATCGCATCTGGAAGCGCTCGGCGCACATGGAGGCCGAGCGCCGCCTGTTCGAACCGCTGTGGGTGGAGCTGCGCGACAACTTCCTGCCCACGCGCGGGCGTTTCGACAAGGACGGCGAGCACACGGCGCGGGCGCCCAAGCGCAACAGCCTACCCAATTCGACGCCGCTGTACGCGATGCGCACGCTGGCGTCGGGCCTGCATGCCGGCCTGACCTCGCCGGCGCGGCCCTGGTTCAAGATGACCCTGCGCGAGGATGCGCTGGCCGAGTTCGGCCCGGTCAAGATCTGGCTGGGCCAGGCCGAGGAGCGGCTGCGGCAGGCGTTCAGCGGCTCGAACTTCTACGAGATGCTGCCCTTCATGTACGCCGAGTACGGGACCTTCGGGACCATGTGCGGGCTGTGCCTGGAGGACGACGGTAAGCCGCACGTGCCGTTCCGGTTCGAGTGGTATACCGCCGGCCAGTACCACCTCGCGACCGATGCGTTCGGCCGCTACGACAGCCTGTTCCGCGACTACGCTATGACCGTGCGCCAAGTCGTGACGCGCTTCGGAATGAAGCGCGTCAGCACCGCGGTGCAAAAGGCTTGGGCCAGCGGGAACTACGAGCAGAAGGTGTGGATTCGCCACACGATCGAGCCGGCGCAGCAGGGCTCGGGCTTCGACTCATGCTACTGGGAGCGCACCCGCCCTGACCGCGGCGACGGCCTGCTGGCCAAGCGCAATATCGCCTCCAACCCCGTCATCGCCGCGGCCTGGGAACGCATGTACAGCGAAACCTACGGCACCAGCTGCCCCGGCATCGTGGCCCTGGGCGACGCCAAGGCGCTGCAGATCGACGAGATCGGGAAGGCGCGCGGCATCGATCGCCAATACAACCCGCCGCTGCAAGGTCCGCCTCTGACCGGCCGCAACGGGGTCAGCCTGCTGCCTGGCGCCTACAACGAGCTGGCGACGATGGCGACCGGACCAAGCGCCGGCATCCGGTCGCTGTACGACTTCACCCCGGACATCCGTGGCCTGCTGGACAACATCGGGCGCGGCGAGCGCCGCATCGAGCAGTCCTGCTACACCGACCTGTTCCTGATGCTGACGATGGACGAGCGCGCCCAGCGCGCCACCGCCGAGGAGATCCGCGCGCGCTACGACGAGAAGGTGCTGGCGCTGGGGCCGACCCTGGAGCAGTGCAACAGCATGCTGCGCGGCGTCATCGATCGCGGCATGGAGATCATGATCCGCCGCAGCCGGCCGATTTGGGAAGGCGTGCTGGATGGCGACCCGCTGCTGCCGCCGCCGCCGGAGGAACTGATGGATCGCGAGATCGACGTCGAGTTCGTCTCGACCCTGCACCAGGCGCTGCGCGCGACCACACTGCAGGGCATCGAGCGGTTCGCGGCCTTCGCTGGCCAGATGGCGCAGATGACCGGCCAGCCGCCCGACAAGTTCAACGCCGAGCAGGCGCTGGACGAGTACGCGCTGGGCGTGGGAGTGACGCCCACTGTCGTGCGCTCCGACGACGAGGTAGCGGCTCTGCAAGCGCAGCGCGCGCAGCAGCAGCAGATGGCGCAGATGGCGCAGATGGCAGGCCCGATGAAGGATGGGGCGCAGGCGATGTCGCAGCTCGCCACGACCGCGCCGGCCGAGGACTCGATCCTGGCCTCGCTGGCCGGCGGTGGCATGTGAGCCGGCGCCAGCAGCAGCGCCTCAAACAGGCGCGCGCGCAGTACGACGCCGACCTGCAGTGGGTGATGGCCCACGAGCAAGGCCGGCGCTTCGTCAACGCGCTGTGCGAGGACGTGGGCCTCGACACCGTTTCGCCGTTCACCGGCAACTCGGCCACGTTCTACAAGATCGGCCAGCAGGATCTCGTCCGCGGGCTCGTCAATCACCTGCGCCGCGTGGCGCTGGCCGACGTGCGCCGCATGGAGGACGAGGCCCTGCAGGCCAAGCAATTCGCCGCGCAGATTGATCAGCTGCCCGACGACCCGCCCGAGGCATAACACCCATCGGGACACACGCCGCCGAAAGGCGGTTTTGCATTTCTGGAGACCCTGCAATGACCGACCCCGCAGTCCCGGCGACACCGCCGGCAGCGCCACCCGTGGCACCACCGTCGACGAGTGCGGGCGATCCGCCCGCAGTACCGCCGAGTGATCCGCCGGCAACGCTGCCTGCAGACCCCGCCAATCCGCCCGCCGACCCGCCGAAGGAGCCGGAATCCCCGGACCCCGATGCGGTGCCCGAGACCTATGCCGACTTCACCATGCCCGAGGGCGTGGAACTGGACGCGGCTGCGCTCGAGGGCTTCATGCCGGTGGCCAAGGAGCTGGGCCTGTCTCAGGCCAATGCGCAGAAGCTCGTCGACTACTACGCCGACCAGATCAAGCGCCAGACCGAGGGCGCGGCCGAGACCGCCGAGAAGTGGTACGCCGAGCGCAAGGCCGCCGAGACCGCCGAGCGTATCGAAGCCGACCTGGTGGCGCTCAAGGCCGACAAGGAGATCGGCGGCCAGAACTTCGAGCCGGTCAAGGCGCAGGTGATGGAGTTCGTCGGCACGCTGCCGATCGAGTTCCGCAAGATGGTCGACCAGCAGGGTCTCAGCAACAACCCGGAGTTCGTGCGCGCGTTCCACCGCGCCATCCACTACACCCCCCAGGACCGCGGCGAGCGCCCGGCCGGTGGCGGCGGTGGACGCACGATTGAGCAGCGCATGTATCCGACCTGATCACCCACAAACCACCCAACCATCCCTAACCGCCTTTTGGCGGTTTTTTATTGGAGCAAGTAAATATGGCAACCCTCGCAACGAGTTACCCGACGCTGCTGGAAATCTCCAAGGAGTTCGGAGCTGACGGCACCCCGCTGCCCATCGCGGAACTGCTGACCGAAACCAATGAGGCCCTGGATGACATTCCATGGGTCGAAGCGAATAGCAATACTGGCCACCGCATCGCGATTGAAACCAGCCTGCCCGACGCAGTGTGGCGCAAGCTGAATCAGGGCGTCGTGCCTACCAAGGGTTCGACCGCTGACCTGACCGAAGCCGCGGCGCAGCTGGCGGGACTGGGCAAGGTCGACAAAACGCTGGCCGAAATGAGCGGCAACGTTGCCGCCTACCGTGTCCGCAAGAATCGCCGGCAGATGGAAGGCATGAATCAGCGCTGGATGGAAGCCCTGTTCTACGGCGACAACACTGTGACCCCGGAGCAGTTCCTGGGCCTGTCCACCCGTTTCAGCCAGAAGTCGGCGATCAACGGCGCCAACATCATCGACGCGGGCGGCACCGGCACAGATAACCAGTCGATCTGGCTGGTGGGCTGGGGCGTGGGTTCGGTGTACGGCTTCTATCCGAAGGGCACGCAAGCCGGCCTGATCCACAAGGATTACGGCGAGGAGCTGGCGCTGGCGCCTGACGGCGTGGGCGAGCTGCCCATGTACCGCGACTGGTTCCAGTGGACTGGCGGCATCGCGGTCGAGGACTGGCGCAACGTCGTTCGCATCGCGAACATTGACACGTCCGACCTAGGTCCGGATCCCACCACCGGTGCAACGGCCAACCTGATCGACCTGATGGTGCAGGCGGTCGAACTGCTGGGTACGCCCGCTTCGATCCGGCCGGTGTTCTACGCCTCGCGCTCGCTGCGTTCGTTCCTGCGTCGTCAGGCCAACAACGTCAAGAACGTGCGCCTCGGCCTGGACGATATCGCCGGTCGCAAGGTCACGACGTTCGACGGCATCCCGGTGCGTCGCGTCGATCGCCTGCTGTCCACCGAGTCGCGCGTCGTCTGACGCGCGGCACCCCCTCACACTTCAGGAGTAGATCACCATGTTGGACAAGCAGCTGGAGTTCAGCGATTCGCAGGCGGTCACGGCCACTGCGCTGAGCACGAACGTAGTCGACACCCTGCCGGGCATCCGTGCAGGTCTTACCGCCAACCTCGGCGGCATCGAGGCGGCGTTTTTGGTGGTGGAGGTCGATACGACTTTCACCGCCGCTGGCGCAGCCACCCTCAACGTCAGCCTGGAATCGGACAGCACGGCCAATCTGGCCACCTCGCCCACTGTCCACTTCCAGAGCGGGCCTCTTGCCCTCGCCGCGCTCACGGCACGCGGTAAGGTGGCGGTGATTCCGCTTCCCTCCGGTAGCTACGAGCGTTATCTCGGACTGCGCTACACGGTCGCCACCGGTCCCATGACCGCAGGCGCAGTGTCGGCGTACATCACGCGTGACCCTGGCACCTGGCAGGCCTACACGGCCGCCCGGAATCCGGGCTGATTCATAGCCGGCGGCTCCGGTCGCCGGCTCCCACAATAACGAGGACAGAACCATGGCACGACAGCAGCAGAAGAACCTCAACGCCCCGGTGTATAGGGCGCTGGTCGATTCCTTCATCGATGGCGTCCTGTTGAAAGGCGGCAGCGGTAAGGAAGTGGAGTACTGGGGTATGCCGGGTGCGAACCTGGAGCCTGTCAACGATGCCGCCAAGAAAGTCGCTCAGCAGGTCGAAGCGATCGAGAAGGCGCATCACAAGGGCATGCTGGACAAGGACCAACGCCGCGCGGCGTTGGCCAGCCTTTCCGACGATCTCAACGAAGTCAATCCGGCCTCGCGTCGCGTGCGTCCGGACTACGACGAGCCGCTGAGCGATGCCGAGCGCAAGGTACTGGAGAAGCACGCCAAACAGACTGTGGCCGACACCGCGAAGGCGCAGCAAGCCGACGCCAATTTCACTGGCGTCAAGCTGCAGGGCTCGAACAACCCGACCACGGCTGAAAAGCAGGGTGCCACGCCTGTCACTGACGCCAAGAAGTAATCCCTGCGTCGCAGTGAAACCTTAACGGCCCTTCGGGGCCGTCTCTTTTGGAGCACCGAATGAGTGCCGTTCAAGTCTGCAATCTGGCGCTGGGCCGCATCGGTCAAGGCGCCAGCCGCCCGATCCAGTCGCTGAGCGAAGACTCCGAGCCCGCGCGGGCGTGCAACCAGGTGTTCGATCACCTGATGGCGCTGCTGCAGCGCGACTACACCTGGCCTTTCTCGATCACCGCGCAGGCGCTGGCGCTGATGCCGCTGACCGTGCCGGGCTGGCAGTACGTGTACGCCTACCCCAGCAACTGCAAGTTTCTCCACGCGCTGACCGACGCGCGCACCGATCCCTTCCAGAGCAGCCGCATGCTGACCGAGCGCACCGCGGCGTTCAAGCTGTTCGGCCGCCCCGATGGCGAGGGCATCATGATCGCCAGCGACCAGCCTGACGCCTGGGCCTGGTTCAATGCCGGCATCGCCGATCCGGAGTTCGCCGACGACAGTTTCCGCGAGGCGCTGGCCTGGCGCATTGCCGCTGACATCGCGCTGGGGCTCAAGGCGTCGGCGCCGGTCGCGCAGTACGCCGCGCAGCAGTTCGAGGCTTCGATCGCCGTCGCCGCCTCCCACGTGGCCAACGAGCGCGGGCGCACCGAGCGTCCGCTGCCGGCCAATATCGCGGCGCGCTTCTGATGGGCCAGCCACTGCTCCAGCCGTCCTTTGCCGGCGGCGAACTGGATCCGGCGCTTTGGGCCCGCGTGGATCTGGACCGCTACGGCATCGGCGCGCGCAAGATCGAGAACTGGATCGTGCGGCCCTACGGCGGCATGACCACGCGCCCCGGCACGCAGCTGGTGCGCGAGGCCAAGTTCAGCAACCGCAAGTGCCGCCTGCTGTCCTTCCATATCTCGGAGGAACTGGCCTACATCGTGGAGCTGGGCCACCTGTACGCGCGCTTCCATTTCAATGGCCGCACGCTGGTCAATGGCGCCAACGTCCCGGTGGAGATCGTGACGCCTTGGGCGGAAAACGATCTGCCCCGCGTGCGCTACACGCAGTCGGCCGATGTCATGTTCCTGGTGCATCCCAACTATCCGCCGCAGCAGATCCGCCGCACCAGTGCCAGTTCCTTCGCCATCGCGCCCTACGTCACGCGTGAGGGTCCGTTCCGCACCATCAACTCCGATGAGTCGCTGCTGTTGGCGGCCTCGTCCAAGACCGGCACCACCGTGGTGACCTCGAACTTCGACCTGTTCACCGCCGGCATGGTGGGCGCGCTGATCTACCTGGAGCCCAAGTCGCTGGGCCGGATCAAGCCCTGGGTGCAGGGCGAGCGCAGCAGCAGCGGCGGCGAGCTGGCGGTGGGCGTGCTGCGTCGGTCGGACGGCAAAGTCTACCGCGCTTCGACCGTGCCCAGCGCCGGCGCAGCGCCCAACTACACCGAGACCGGCAACGTGCGCCCCACGCACGACAGCGGCAAAGAGTGGGACGGTCCGGGCGACAGGAAAATCTTCGACACGATCAACTACATCACCGGCGTGGAGTGGGAGTACCTGCATTCCGGCTACGGGATCGTCGAGATCACCGCCTTCACCAATGCGCGCACCGTGACCGGCATCGTCAGGCGCACGTTGCCCGACGACGTGGTGGGCGGGCTCGGTACGCCTGGCGGCACCTGGACGCTCAGCGGCAACGGCAGCACGACCGTCTTCTCGGTTCCTGGCGCCACGTCGCTGTCGCAGCTGTCCTACACCGTGAGCGTCAACGGCACGCCGGTGCAGTCGGACCCGAACTACACGCCGCCCTCGAGTGGTGGTGGTGGCGGCGGCGGGTTTCGCGACGACGGTTATTACTTCCGACTCCCACCATGAGGTCACGCTGATGTCGCAGGGCTGGATCGTCGATGCATTGACCGACACCATTACGTTCAACACCGCGCCTCCCGCGGGAACCAACAACATCGTGGTCAACGAGTACGCATCGGCCAGCTTCAACGCCACGCCGTTGTGGGCGGTAGGCGCCTGGAACCCGCTGTACGGCTACCCGTCCGAGGCCGAGTTCTATGCGGAGCGCCTGATCCTTGCCTCCACCGTGGCGCAGCCGCAGACCATGTGGATGTCGCGC